TGTGATTAAGCTGATGGCAAGTGAGATTCCTTGTGGCGAGTACAAGTCAGCGCAATCTGAAATGGGTTTATGGTATATCGCCAAGGGGGTTGCCTACACTTGCCGAGTCAGCATCCCGCCTGATCCAAGCCGGTTTGTTGGACAAATTACTGTAGGCTGGGATAATGAACCTGCTGACATTCAAGTAACAAGAACCATGATGGAAATTGCAGCAACCATGCTTTCAAGGAGCAAACAATGATTGGACTAGACGCACTGATTAACGTGGGTGGAAAGCCTGAACGGATTGAGAAAACTATCACCGCCATCAAAGAAGCCTTGGCACAGTTAGAGCAGGATGGAAAGTGCAAATACTGCACTCATGGTTGTGCCGCCTGTGACGCTAGGAGACAGTCAAATGTTTTACCTTGAAACAAATCAAACACACTGGCTTGTTTGGCCTTGCCTTGCAGTCGGAATTGATGACGAGCTTTGGATTGGAGTGGGCTGGTTTAATTTTGAAATTGGCTGGCGTAATGGTGATGGTGGCTGGGGAAATGAAGCCAAACTCAAGGAGAAAAACATATGCTGACACTACTCTCAACCTTAATCTCATTTCTGATGGGCGGTTTGCCCAAGATTTTGGAATTCTTTCAAGACCGGGCAGATAAGAAGCATGAGTTAAACCTTGCCCAGATGCAGATTACCCGTGAGCTGGAACTGCGTAAAGCAGGCTTTGAAGCCCAAGAGCGGATCGAGAATATCAAGTCAGAACAGTTGGCAACCGAGAGCGCAGCCAATACGACACAGGTTCTGATTGGCGCTCAGCAGGCTGAAATGCAGGCTATCTACGCCCACGATACAAGTTTAAACGAGGGGACTTCCACATGGATGAAGAACCTCCGAGCCTCTGTTCGTCCCGTTATCACATACGGCTTCTTCTTCCTGCTACTGTTTATTGACATTGGTCTGTTTGCCTACGGTTGGAACAGCGGTGTGCCGTTTACAGAGCTGGCTGAGATGCTGTGGGACTCTGACACCCAAGCGTTGTTTGCTTCTATCATTGCTTTCCACTTTGGTGGCCGGGCGTTTGGCAAATGAAGATCTCAGCCAAGTGCTTGCACATGATCCGTCATCACGAGGGCGTGAGGCAGAATCCCTACAAGTGTCCAGCCAAGCTCTGGACTGTGGGGGTTGGGCACGTTATGTTCCCAGAGCAGGGCAAGCTTAAGATAGACCAACGGGATGCCTTTGTGCCCCCGCCAGAGGCTATGCGAAAACACTCAATGGAGGAAGTCGATGCAATACTTAGGGCAGACCTTGCTCGCTTTGAGAAAGGCGTGGCTACTTATTGTCCTGTGCCTCTTACTCAAGGACAGTTTGACGCACTGGTTTCATTTTCTTTCAATGTAGGTCTAGGCACTCTTCAGCGTTCTACTCTGCGCCAAAAGGTACTTAGGGGTGACATGGAGGGCGCAGCAGAAGAGTTGTTGAAATATTGCATGGCGGGGGGTAAAATTCTCAAAGGGCTACAGAATCGTCGTATTGACGAACGGGCCGTTTTTCTCTCTTAGGACTGCTCATGCCATTAAAGAAACTTCAGCAGAAAGCCGGTGTAAACAGGGAAAACACACGCTATACATCGGAAAATGGCTACTATGTTTCAGACAAAATAAGGTTTCGCCAAGGCACACCAGAGAAAATCGGTGGTTGGCAGCGTATTTCTTCGGCTATTTTCCAAGGTGTTTGCCGCTCTCTGTGGAACTGGGTCACTCTGGGCGGGCAGAACTTACTGGCGGTCGGCACAAACCTAAAGTTCTACATTGAAAACGGCGGCTTGTATTACGACGTTACTCCCCTACGCTCGGCTGTACAAGCTCCTGTAACGTTAAACAATCCATTTGATACTACATCTGGTTCAGCTGTTATCAACGTTAATGACACTGCTCACGGCTTACTTACCGGCGATATTGCTACCTTCTCTGGGTCTGTCGCGGTTGGTGGGATCCCAGCGGCAATCCTCAATACTAACCACACCGTAACAGTTGTTGGAGCTGATGACTACACCATTACTGTATCTGTTACGGCGTCATCCACTGTGACTGGCGGCGGTGGTGCATCTGTTTCAGCAACATATACGAAGCTCAAAGTTTCACTGACAAACCCATTTGCCACAGTTAACGGCTCTACGACTGTCACTGTGACCGATGCGGCTGGTGGTTATACAAACGGTGATTTTGTTACCTTCAGCGGTGCTACAGCTGTTGGCGGTCTTGATCTAAATGGTGAGTATCAAATCACCATAACCGGCACATCTACTACCCAGTACACGATTACTGCGGCAACAGCTGCCACTTCCACTGCTACGGGCGGCGGTACTGCTGTAGTGGCTGCTTACCAGATTAACATTGGTGCTCCTTATGCGGTTCCTTTGGTGGGTTGGGGTGCTGGCCCGTGGGGAGCTGGGCCTTGGGGTGTTGGTGCGGCATCAACCGACCAGATGCGTATTTGGTCGCAATCCAACTTTGGTGAAGATTTACTCTTTGCATCTAATGGTGGTGAGATCTATGTTTGGAAGGCAAGCTCTTTGTTAACTTCAAGGGGCGTTGCCATTAACAATCTATCAGGGGCTTCTTCCTGCCCAACGATTCAGAGTTTCATTCTTGTGTCTGATGCCTCGCGCTTTACGTTTGCGTTTGGCTGTAATGACTATGGAAGTACAGTACAGAACCCCATGTTAATCCGCTGGTCTAACCAAGAGGATTACTTAGAATGGTTTCCTGCGGCCACAAATCAGGCCGGTAGCTTACAGCTGTCACACGGCTCACGAATTGTGACTGCCATACAGACTCGGCAGGAGATTGTGGTTATCACTGATTCAGCTCTGTATTCTCTTCAATATCAAGGACCGCCATCTGTCTGGGGATCTCAGTTGCTGGGAGACAACATCTCTATTGCTGGGACAAATGCGGCGGCAGTTGCGTCTGGTGTTGTGTACTGGATGGGCATTGATAAGTTCTACAAATACGATGGCCGTGTTCAGACTCTGCGCTGTGACTTGCGTCAGTTTGTTTTCCAAGACATTAACTTGGAGCAAGCAGAACAATTCTTTGCTTCTACCAATGAAGGTTTTAACGAAATCTGGTTCTTCTATTGCTCGGCTGGGTCATTCACTATTGATAAGTATGTAACGTACAACTACTTAGAAGATGTCTGGGCTTACGGGACAATGGCCCGAACAGCATGGATTGACTCTGCCCTGCGTAAGTACCCAATGGCGGCAACGTACACTTATAACGTTGTTTACCATGAGCAGGGTAATGACGACAACGAAACCGGCACGGCCTTACCTATTAACGCTGTTATTGAGACAACAGAGTTTGACATTGACGATGGCGATCACTTTGGGTTTGTCTGGCGTATTGTTCCTGACATTACCTTCAGGGGGTCAGACGCCGCATCTCCTCAAGTGACGATGACCTTGATCCCGATGCAGAACTCCGGCTCTGGTTATAACGATCCAATCTCCTTGGGAGGTAACTCAGAGGCTACTGTGGTTCGCACGGCCACTGTGCCAATTGAGCAGTTTACGGGTCAGGTATACGTCAGGGTTCGTGGCCGCCAGATGATCATGAAGGTAGAGTCAAACCAGCTTGGATGTGCCTGGCAGTTGGGTTCACCTCGTATTGACATCCGACAAGACGGTAGACGGGGTAACTCATGACGCTACTTGTTACTTCTGATTTTGCGCTCGGTCAGGTTGTTGCACCTAACTTGCCTTTGGCTACACCTCAATACAATGAGCAATACCAAAATCAGTTGAACAACGTGCTTCGCCTGTATTTTAATCGGGTTGACGTTATTCTTGACCAAATGAAGGCTGACACAACTGTCATACCGCCTTTAACAAATTACACTGTAGCCACATTACCCAGTGCGGCTACTTCTGGCGTAGGGGCTAGATCTTTTGTAACAGACGCCTCGGCTCCAACATTTGGTTCTACAGTTGCTGGTGGCGGCGCAGTGGCTATTCCTGTATATTCTGATGGCACGAATTGGAAGGTTGGATAATATGAGAGATAATAAAAATTTCTACATGGATTATGAAGATAGAAGTTTTGGAGGACCTTCTCCAAGCGACTATCAAGACGGCATTTTCTCTGGCCAATTTAACTTTGGTCAACCTCCAGCACCGCCTGTTCAGCCGATTGTTCAACCAGTCCAACAAATTCAGCCTGTTCAGCCAATAGTAGAACCTGTTCAGCCTGTCCAGCCCGTCCAACCTGTACAGCCGCCTTCACCTACAGATAACCTACTTAAACAGATTCTTGGCCAAGGCACAACCAATTGGTCTGGCGTAGGCTATGGTTCTGCCGAAGCTAATGCGGCAGACATGGCCAAGATCTTGGCTGGTATTGGAATTACAGACATTAATCAATTTGGCAGAATAACTAGGCCTGTGGAGCAGTACATAGGAACTGACGATTCTGGCAATCCAATTTACCAGACGCAAGAAGAACAAACCTTTGGCAATAAGTTAACAGGTCAAGCTGTTCCACTTACATACGGCGGTCGTCAATCGGGCAATTTCTTTGGTGGCACTTATGAAGGTAAGGGCAACACTGGCTACGGCGTTTATTTTGATGAGCAGGGTAATCCTCGGTTCTACACTCAGGGAGCCTCTAGTTCTGACATTGGGAAGCTAGCTCCACTATTAACAATGGCGTCATTTGTGCCGGGACTAGCTCCTGTAGCCCAAGGCATAAACGCTTTGCTGGCAGCTAAGTCTGGCAACATATTGGGTGCAATCTCTGGTGCAGCTGGTCTGGGTGGTTTAACAGACGTTGCTAATGCGGCAAACTTTGCCGGCGCTTTAAAGAGTGGTAATCCTTTGGCGGCTATTACAACGGGTGCTAACCTTGGCGGCATAGATCTTGGTGGATTGGTTGATGCGTCTGGCGTTAAAGACTTCACAAGGATTGGTGACTACGACATTACCGATGTTGTTAAGGCGGCTCAAACTGCTAAAGCAATTAAGAGTGGTGATCCTTCTGCCATCATCTCGGCAATTGGTGGATACATGGGCGGCAGAGATGAGCAACCTTCTGAGCCAAGTCCTACCGAGCCATTTGATTATCCAACCACAGGGACAAGCAGATTTGCAAACAGGGAAATGCCCGATCCTTTTGCTTCGGTCGGTACTGAGCCAGTGCCAAGTATTGAAATGCCTGACCTAAATGAATTGTTACCAAGGTTAGCAGTCGCTCCTATTGAGCAACCTGAACCTCCTGTGGCAAGTGCGCCAAGTACGCCAAGTGCACCCGCCCCAAGAAGAGTGGCTTCTCAACAGCCTGCATACGACCCAGTCGGTGGTGGCCGTGGAGGCCAAGGAGGGGCTACAGCTGAAGAGATTGCCGCATACAACAGGTCGCAAACACCAGCCACTGCGGCCAAACCAAAGACAGCTGGTGATCTGTTTACATCGTTGTTCCCGTCAGCAGAGGCCAGTACTTTACCAACTGGTAAACCAGCTGACTCGGCATCTCAGATTCCAGGTCAATCGTACACAGCTCCTGCGTCAACCTATGATCAGAACAACTCTGTGTTTGGCCGTTTTGGTGATGCACTTGGTTTGCCACAAGAGTTCCAGCGCAATTTAAGTAATACATTGAGCTCCTTACCCGGTGTTAATCTTCCGGTTGGTGCTTTAGCTCGTGGAGCTGGCGCGGCTGATGAATTAGGTAGTGCGGCATTGCGTAGTGCCTCAAACTATGTTGAGCCAACAAGGCTTACCGCTGATCCAGTGAAATTGTTTAAGATGATTGACGCGCTTCCAAATAACGTCTATCAAACATCTGCTGTTCAAAATGCACTCAAAGCTATTGCCAATGGTGATAACGTGGCGGCGTTTAAAGCGCTAGAGTCAAACCCAACTACCAAAAAAGCATTGCTTAACTATGCTGAGAAAATGGGGGCTCAAGAGGTGTCTTTATTTAAAAACCTCAACCGTTATAACTTGCCTAACCCGCCTAAGTACAGATCAAAAGAAGGCGGAGGTTACAATCAAAGGACAGGTGGTGGCGGCATAGCCGAGGGCGGCTTGGCTTCACTTAGCAAATCGAATAAGCGTTAAATCATGGCCCGATTTGAAAGAAACCCACTAATCAATTACGACTTTGAAGACTATGGATTTGTTGATCCATCGGGTTTTGACGCGCCTATTCAACCCATCCAACCTGTCCAACCCGTTCAACCAGTACAACCAGCTCCAACAGGAGTGTTTGGTTTACCTTTGGCATTGCCAACGCCAGTTCAAGTTGTCCAGCCGATTGTTCAGCCCGTCCAGCCTGTAGATAATACTAATACACTGCTCAATCAAATCCTTGGCCAAGGTCTAACAAGCAAATGGACTGGTCAGGGTTACGGCTCTGCCCAAGCAAATGCCGCCGATATGGCAAAGATTTTGGCTGGCATTGGTATTACCGACATTAAAGAATTTGGCAAAGTAACTGATTATGAGACTGCCCAAGAGATTGGGAAAACCTACGATGGTCAGTCTGTTTTGCAGCTTGTCGATGAACAAACGGGCGCTACTAAAACTGTTGTTAGGGTTCCTGATGGTGGTGTTGATGAAGAGGGCAACCCAACATCCAAACTTGTAGACGTTCCAGCAGATGCAAAGATTCAAACCAAGTATGGTATAGATCAAGGCGAAGGTAACATTCTAGAAATTGATCCATCCAAAATTAAGACAGTTGATGGAAAAGTGTTGGCCGATACTGGTAAAACAACTTTTGGAAACATAAAAACAGGCCAAGCTGTACCTATAACATACAGTGGTCGCCAAACTGGTAACTTCTTTGGTGGAACGTATGAAGGCAAAGGTAATACTGGCTACGGCGTACAGTTTGGTCCTGATGGAACGCCTTACTTTTACACACAAGGCGCGTCTTCTAATGACCTAGCCAACTTGTTAAAAGATCTAGGTCCAATCGGTCAGATTGCTCTTGCGGCCGCTACGGGTGGTATGTCGTTGCCAGCTCAGTTTGCAACCAATGCTGGCATCCAGTTACTGGCCGGAGGTAATTTCAAGGATATTGCCAAGGGTACAGCTCTGTCATACCTTGGTGGACAAGCTGGTAACTTGATCTCTGGGTCTAGTGGGATCACTGACTTACTTGGTAAAGCTGGTAGTGAAATTGGCTCAAGAGCAGTTCAGCAATACATTGGTAGCGGCGGCAAGGCTGACCTTGAGCAAGCTTTGCTAGGTGGTGCAATTAATTCTGGCGTTAACAGTGTTATTGGTGAAGTGCCGGGATTAGATAGTCTGTCGCCTGTAGACAGAAACATGACGTCACAGTTGATTACGGCTATTGCTACTGGTACACCTATTGAGCAAGCTCTTCAGAATGCTGCCGTGAGTAAGGCGTCTTATGAGGCTAGGAATGCAGTAGCCCAAGCGAGGAATGAGCCGGCAGCTCAACCACAGACTTACGAAGAATTAATGGCCGGTATTGAGCCAAGGATGTCTGAAGTAACAAAGACAGATACAGGGCCAAGCAACCAAGAAATCTTGGAGATGATTAACTACGACCCAAGCTTGATAAACGATGCCGGCGTAGATACACTAGGAACTAAACTTGCGGCTGAGCCCGCTACTGGAAGAGGAACAGCCATGAGTGATATTGACTTCAGCCAAATTCTTGGCGACTATGGAATTAATATAGCAGACGAACTTGCCAATGCTGGTAGCTCTGGTAACGCGTCATCCATTTTCTCAGGTGATGGTGGCATTGATTTAAGCGGTATTAATTGGGAAGGTACAGAAGACGCCCCAGCCCCTCCATCAAACATAGCCGAACTGCTTGGAAACGTCACAGGTGGCGATGAAGTTGATGAAAGTTTTTTATATAGACTTTCTCCAGAAGAGCGAAAAAGATACTTTGCTTCTAAAGAAGAGGGATATGAGAGTCCTTTAGCTGGTCTTGCACCACAAGATCTTGGAATTTCTCAAGAGATGATTGACGAGTTCAATAAGAACTACCAACCACAGGGCGGGTTTGGTAGCCAGTGGCAGACGGTAGGTTCCGACCGCATCATGATTAACGATGACGGTACAGGTATTGGTATTAACACTGAAACAGGCAATCAGTATGCTTTGAGCCCAAGGCAAGTTCAATCCATGGTTGCCAATAAGATGCTTAACACCAAAGCTTCTGGTTATGTTGGTGCTACTGGCGGCACTGGCTCAAGACCCGGCGGCTCTAGGCCTGCAACATCTACTGCTAAAAAGTCTGCAACAGGCGCTGGCGGTAAGGACAACTTAGGCTTGATGATGGCTTTGATGGCAATGATGGCCATGATGAGCGACAAAGGTAAGGGCGGCTCATCTGGTTCGGTTATCCCAAACTTACAAGCCAATCGGTCACTGCTTCCGTATTCTCCTACTAAACCCGGATCTCCCAACGTTAACTACTTCTCACCTACCACTTACACAGCCAAAGCGGCAGAAGGCGGTCTGATGGGTTTGGCCGCTGGTGGTATGTCTGATTTGGGTGGTTACTCTGATGGCGGCCGTCTATTGCGTGGTCCCGGAGATGGTGTGTCTGACTCAATTCCTGCGACAATCGGAGGTAAACAACCAGCTCGTTTAGCAGAAGGCGAGTTTGTTGTACCGGCAAGAATTGTTTCTGAACTAGGTAACGGCTCTACGAATGCAGGCGCTAATAAGCTCTACGCCATGATGGACCGTGTTCAAAAAGCTAGACAAAAAACAAAGAACGTTGCTGCTGACACAAAAGCACACAAATATTTACCCGCTTAAGGAGCTATTATGGCTGCAGTTCTACCCGCAGGATCGACAAACACCCAAGGCTTAGCCGATTGGGCCGCGCCGTATATAACCAATTATCTTGGTAAGGCAAAAGGTTTAGCCGAACAAGATTATGAGAAATATCCAGGAGCAGTTTCAGCTGGTCCTTCTGCTTTGCAAAATCAGGCTTTTCAGGGCATTGGATCTTTGACTGTTCCGGCCAGTATTGGTCAGGCCGCTGGTACAGCTGGCAACATCGCATCGCAAGCTCAGAACATGAACTATGCGCCTACTGCGTTTACAAACCAGTTCCAAGCCCCAGCTCAATACCAGAACACATCGTTTACCTCTGGCACATTTGGTGGAGATCAAGCTCAGCAGTACATGAACCCGTACTTGCAGGCTTCTCTAAACCCACAACTGGAAGAGGCTCGCCGTCAATCTGACATTACTGCTCAGCAAAACAATGCCGCCATGACCAGAGCTGGTGCGTTTGGTGGTGGCCGTCAAGCCATCTTGACCGCTGAGAACCAACGCAATCTAGGATCTAACCTAGCCAACATCACAGGCCAAGGCTACAACACTGCGTATAACAACGCAATGAACCAGTTCAACCAAGACCAAGCGCGTAGCCTGCAAGCTCAGCAAATGGGTGAGCAG